CTCAATATTTAGATTAGTTCCATTCAGTACACTAGATGTGATAGCGCGTGTTTGTTGTGCGGTCTGTGTAACACGTGGTGCGGGACTGGTATTAGTACCACCTACGGCCGTAGAAGGTCGCGTACCATCGGGTGTGAATGCCCAACAAATTGCAGTTTCTTCATCCCAATTATAGCCATAGCGCGTGCAGCAATCTTGCGATGCTGCCACAGGGTCATTGTTTGCATCTACAAAGTTTACTTCGCCGCCAACAGATATGGTTGAGGGTGTGGACGTGCAATCCTCAACATCATCTAGGAACTTTAGTAGCTTAACCTTTGTGCTTTCATAATCTCCCACCTTGTAATCTGTCACTTCAAGTATGCGCCAAAAGCTATCTTGTATCCACACCTTATCACTAAATTGAAAAGTGAGTATGTCTTTAAGGTCAAGTGCAAAGTTCGCTTCCATGATACGCCCATCAGGTGAATACAAAGCATTCATGTAAGGACGCCACCATTGATTAAATAGGTTGTTATATGGATTGGTAGGTATACCATAGGGCGGTACTTCGGGAGCCCAGTTTAAATCTAGGTCTTGTATATCGGGAAATATAGTTGAGTAGTGATTTAATAAACGCGCTCCTGATTGCCCAACAAGTCCTGATGAATCATTGTAAAATTGAATGGGTGTTATACCTGCATAGTAAAGGCAACGCGGCCCCGGCACGACAAACTCAGCTTTCTCATTCAGGAACATAGGCATAACTACGTTAGTGCCATTGACCACACCACATGGCGTTGACTGCGTCACTAACTGAATGCGTTGATCACCTATAGCGAAGTCACTTGGCAGCGTGTTAGGATTAACCGTGTAACCTGCCACTTCATAATCTCCGTAGATACGATTAACGTTCTTGTATTGCTTACTTATAAAGTCTTCACCTGCCGTGTAGGTAAATTGAAACTTACCTTTTTGAATATCGACTGTACTTCCTATTACGATGTCTTTTGTTGTGTCTAGCTTTGATGTCCAGTCCACCACATTGCCACTACCTAGATAGCTATTCTGTGGCACTACGCTTATCTTATTTGGTATTGTCCTATCAGGGACAATTGCACAGTTATGCATCTTGATTACATCCGTCACAAAGTCTATCTGCTTCATATCGGGTGCATTCAAATCAAAGAAAAACGTTTGACCGAATTTCAGTTCTACACCAATCAAACCCCACCTACCAGTAACCGTAAAGATGCTAAATACATCGGGTGTATTGAATATCACAAATTGCACCACGCTTCCTGCATCGATACCAATACGGAAGGTGAACACGCGCTCTGATGAATCGGGTGAGTTCGCAAGTATGGTTGCAGTTGCAAGTGGGCCTATCACAATACCATCTACTATCAAACCTACCAACACCTCTATTTCTTGTCCACCTGAACTTATAGGATTCATTTGCAATACACCTTGGAAGGTGTAGTAACCTGTAGATGGTGTAGTGTAGGTATACGTGGCGGGATTATAATCACCTGCGTTGTCAAAGATTTCCGTATCTGCTTCTAAAATAAAGTATGCAGATGTGTTATCTATACCTTGTGGCGTTAGTGATTCCGCTAAAAAAAACAAGTCATTGAAAGAATCACTTGCAACAGGTCGTTTGCTATTTAACCACGGCATAAAGTAATCGCTAATCGTGCCTAATAGCGTACCTGCTACAAGCTCAAAACCCGCATCAATAAATATTTGCTCAAACAAATACGCCCAACTTAGCGCGGGTGTAAAGTCCGATGCGTAAACAGGATTAGTGCTATCATCTAAAGGCCGTGTATTAGCTTCACCATTTGCACTCCATAACTGACCACGCTCAAGAATTGTCCAAATACCGGGAATGGTAGCGGCCCCAATGTTATCATAGGTCATGTTTTGATTGTGCGAAGGTAGATCTACAATATCCTTTAGCTTTTTCTCTCCAATGTTACGCACTAAATCAGGCGTTTCAGCATAAAACGCTAACTCTACTTCGCTAATACGGTTGCTTTGCTTGTACACTTTGCGCACACGTACATAACCCACGCTAATGGGTAGTGTGTCCACGCGTATTTCAGCGGGCAGTTTATAGTGAAAGAAGTTCTCACTACCTGCACTTATGTTAACATCGAATAGCGGGCCTAATGCGTTTTGATTAGTGGTGCTAAATGGTACTCTGAATTCACGACTGAATGCACCCTGTGCGGTGAAGTTATTAAGGTCTTGAAACTTCCAGTTCTGCGAAATGCTTTCATTCTCAAATAGGTCTAAGTATGATTCTGTATTTATATCATATAATATAAAGCCACCACCAAACTGTGAAAAATCATAAATAAATGGATTAGTATTAGAAAAATTGAGCCTTGTTTCACCTGGAGATGGTGAATCAATTACAATAGATAAAACAGTACAAGACTGCGATTCTCCTAATGCATTTTGTAGTAGTAAGGTTTTACCAATTAAATCTAATTGTTGTGGAAAACTATCCGTAACTAAACGCCAAGTGCCTACTGGGCCAAACAACGGGTTATTGCTAATGCTGTTTAGTGTTAGCGTTTCAGTTTTTCTTACTATCAGTTGTACCTCACTTTGCATCTTATGTCCAGTATTCGTTAGCGATTCTTACTCTCAAAGTTACGTTGTATAACTTGCCGTCACGAGTCTTCTTTTCGACATAGCTTGTATCTTCCATCTTTACAGGAATGGCAATAGGCTTTCCCGCATCTTCAGTCAACCATGTGACCTGATTGCTTACCATTAGTGATCGCAAAAAAAGGAATTCTTCTTCTGTGATATAATCGCTGGTAATGGATAGCACTTGTTGTGCTAGGTTGCGTCTTTCTTGCAATCCTCTATCATTTGCGCTGAATACACCTGTAGTGCCATTGAATAACACCTTGCGATATGTCTTGCGTTCAATCTCGTCGGTAAACTCAGAACGCTTTGTAAAGTTAAAGTAGTCCCAACCACCACGGCTATTTACCCATCCGAGTCTTATCTTGTCGTTGTGGCAATCCGTTTGCCCGTATTTAGCTGTGTTGTAAAATTTATAGGATATGCTCTTTTGAGTTGCACCACTAAAGATGGTAATTTGATACCAGCGCCAATTAGGGAATAGTGAAGGCTTAACAGTCAATCCTGTCCAGTCATTAAGGTTTGCAGGATAGACAGGTAGTGCTTCTATATCATAACCATTAAGTGTGATGTCTTGCGTTGTGGGAACACCCGCGCTAGAATAGATTGCAATGCGCATTGTGAGAACCGTGTTATTGGTCAAAAAATCATCATTGCCCGGTATGCATAATAATCCATAGTCACTTTCATACGATGGTATCCATGCCCCTGTAGTGGATGTTGGCCCCGTGCCACTACCCCACGAAGCTGCAAGATACCACGGGTGTGTATCTGTTTTGCGGTCACTCATTGCATAGCTTGTGTTGCTAGTTAATGATTGCTTTACCTTTTGCGTTCCTGTTTGTACGTTTGGTTTATACCCATCGATTACTTGAAAGTAGCCATTTAAAACTAGTATAGCATCACCAATCACTTCGCTACCTTCAGCTTGAGTCAAAATACCTCCCACTATCCACCATTCACTAAGTGTGAAAGACACATTTAACTTGCTTTGGTCATCTTGCGTGTCATCGGTTGCAAAGTGTTGATTCAACAACTCCTGATTGCGCAAGTCATCGACTAATGGTTGCAGGTCAAAAAACAACTTGTTATCAGGTGCAGCCGAAACTAAAAAGTTATATGTGTTTGCACCAATAGTAACCTCTATGCCATAGCGAAAACCAACCTGTGCTGTTTCTGTACTGGTTGCAATTACCATAAGCTTCTGCCCACGTAATGCCCATGCGTATGGTTGGTCGTTAATTGTTATTGCCATTATCTTTTATTTAACAGTAATCGTTGTTCTATTCCTTTTATGTATCCTTCCATCAACTTGTCTTTGTACTCATCCCATGTATCGTCTATGGCTTCGCCGTAGTAGTTGATGCCTTGTATACCATTCTTACCAATGCTTTGTGCTATGGCAAATGCTGCACTCTTAATGCGACTCTCTGTAGTCTTTACAAATTGCCCCTGTCTATTGCGTAATTTGAAGCCACCTATCTTTAGTTTCTCACGTATCCATGACTCAATATATTCCGAACGTGGCGCACGCGCCCCTGGTCTTCTACCAAACTCAATCACATCTGCATACTTGCCCGCTTCGTCATTGCTTACGGTAAAGTCAATAGTGGGTTTGTTGTAGCGTATATTGATTTTGTAGTATAGCGATCGCAAGAGGTTACCACTTGCAACACGGTTGACCATCTTACCGCGCACACGTCTTTTGATGCGCAGGTTTGATTGCGCACGCTCCACTACTGCAAGCGCATACTCGTTTAATATTTCTTCAAAATCGTCCACTAAATAAGCGTAATGTTTAGGATTGATGCGGCAATAACATATGCTTCGTTATTACTATCACCACTATTACCCCAGTCTGAATATGTTTGACCATCAAACATTATTTGACCATCATAAATGCTTTTAGCATCAGCATCGCACAATGAATAAACAAGCGCGGCACTTACTTCCAAATCATCAAACGAAATGTAAAGTTTTATGCATACGGCGGTTTTTGTTTCGCCGTTACTCCATATGTCTAGCGGTTGAATTTCTCTCATGATTATATTTTTTCTAATTTTATATGTGTAAGACCAGCATATATAGTTATAGCGCTACCGGCAGTAGCAGAGCGAAACGATGGCACTATAGTACCGGCAGTAGAGCCTACCGATATATAAAACTCTATCTCTGCATATCCGATTTGATTTTGAGCATTACCAAAGCTGATATTAAAGGCTGCACCAGATGTTAACTGCTGCCATAGCATTACTTGACCACTACTAGAGCTACTACTACTTATACGGCCAACTAATACTGTAGTGCCTACTGGGAAAGTATAGGCTAAATTATAACCTAGCACTGGCACACTACCCGATGCTATAGACATACGGCCTATATATATACTGTTAGCTTCTAAATCTACATTACAGCCGGATATATCTACAGCTACAGTAGTAGAGCTATTAGTAAGCTGCGTACTCTGTATATTAGATATAAATCCTAAATCGCTTTTTAACTGTGCTGCGCTTAGTTGGCTTATACTATTATCTGCATTAATTCGAATGTAGCGAATAGCCGATGGATTTGCCAGCGTGGCGAGGTTAGTACCTACCGTAGTAAGTCCGATGCTGTCTTGTTTGCCATTAAAGGTTGACCAATCCGCACTATTTAATGCGCCACGATTTGCCGCACTCGCAGTAGGTAGGTTGAACGTGTGTGTAGTGCCTGCGCTACTTATTGCAAAATCAGTCCCGGCTGTGCCTGTTGCAAGGTTTTGTGTGCTTTCAGTTAAGCCATTTAAAGAACTTATTCCGATTGCATAAGTACTATGCACTTCACCTATGCGACTTGCCTCCGTATAAAGTGTTACCGTTTTACCATTGGTATTTTGAATATCAAACTCAATGTGTACGCGGTCGGTTGCAAGTGTGACCGTGTTAGGTACTGAAATGCCAAACGTGTACAGGTCTATCACGTTTCCATTTGTGATTTGCTCAACTGGTGAAGTACCTATGAGTGTAAAAGTAGTGCCGTTGTATGTGTATAGTTTGGCAACTATTTCGGCATTGTTTGAGCCGCCA